GCATTTAGTAATAATATAAAATTTATACCTGCTAGAAAAGAAGCTAAGAGATCTTTAAGCAACATAAGTAAAATAAAGAAAGACTTGGGTTGGACACCACAAGTAAGTTTAATTAATTGGATAAAATCAATAATATGAGAAAATTTGAATACGAATACTATTGTAATGACTGTAAAGATGACTTTATTAGCAACACAAAAGAAACTGACTGTGCGCAGTGTTTATCATCTAATATAAAATTAACAGCAATCGAACAATGGGAAGATTAAGTTGATTTGTAGTATAAAAGTCAGGTTTGTACTGACATTAAGACACAAAAAAAAATAAATATAATGAATTGGAATAAATTTAAAGAAAACTTTCATCCAAGTTGGCATGAAAAAATGAAACCTTTTATAGAAAGCGATGAGTGCAAAGTTATCTATGAGCATCTTAAAAAAGAAAGCAAGAGAGGTAAACAAGTAGCACCATTGTCTAGTAATGTATGGAAAGCTTTTAAGTTAACAGATTTAGAAGATCTAAAGTTTGTAATGATGGGAATGTGTCCATATCATACTTTTAAAAATGATTTACCTGTAGCTGATGGTTTAATGATGAGTTGTTCTGTTACACAATTTATACAACCTTCTTTAACACAGCTTTATAAAGCATTTGAAACTGAGTTTCATAATGGTATGAATCTAAGTTATGACCCAACGCCAGACCTTAGTTATTTAGCTGAACAAGGTGTTCTTTTACTTAATGCTGCTCTGACAACAGAGAAAAATAAAGCAGGTTCTCATTTACAAATATGGGAACCCTTTATTAAGTACTTGTTTGAGTACATACTTGTTCCTTTAGGAGTTCCAGTTGTTTTCTTTGGTAAAGATGCAGGTAAGTATCAAAGATATACAGGAATTTTCTCTCATTCTTTTGTAGTAAGTCACCCGGCCAGTGCTTCTTATAAAGGAATAGATTGGGACTCAGAAGGAGTCTTTAGTAAAATAGATCAATTATTAATGCAAACTAACGGATATAGCATCAAATGGCTAAAAGATTGCGAAAATCCATTTTAAAAAACAGAAAAATGAGAGGAACATTAACAACAGACGCTGGGACATTACAACCAGGAGATGAAATTATTACTAACCAAGGCTCAGAGATGAGATATTATGTAGTGGAGGAAGCTCCACGAGTTAGTAGACTAAAAACTTGGCACAATGGTAAAACACGATACGTTGCTACAAAGTGTAGAGTTGCTATGGTAATGAAGACAACAACAGGTACAAATGCTTATACTAATAGAACTTGGACTAATACCTGGAAAACGTATGAGTTCAGAGTGCCTAATGAAAACGATCCAATAACAAAAGTGGATTTAAACTTTAAAGAAATATACATAACTAATAAAAATCAAAATGGATAACAAAAAAGTAAACATGCCCATTAAAATGGAAGATCTCCAAGTAGGAGATGAAGTAATTGTACGAGGTCTAGATCTTAACTACATGCAAATTGTAAGACCACCAAAACAGAAACAATACAAAAATTGGAATGGAGCACCCTATATGGGATGGACAGCGTCTGTATGTAATAGAATCAACAGCAAATTTGGAAAAAGGTTTGCAGATGATAAACAAAACGTAAGATTTGATTTTGATTATAAATCAATCTGGTTAGTAAAACGAGGAGATAATAATTAATAAATAAGAACAGAAATGATTTTAGAAAAACAAAAAGAAGCAAATATCCTACAATCAGGATTAAAGAATGAGAGTATAGGAATGTCCCTAGACTTAGATTCTGCACAAGTATTGATGCAGATGTTAAGTAAGAATCTTTATTCAGATTCAATAGGCTCAGCTATTAGAGAGTGTGCTAGTAACGCTCTAGATAGTCATAGAAGAGCGCAGGTTCAGTCCCCAATTGTTGTTAAATTTGGGACAAACGATCAGTATAATTACGAATTCTCTGTAGAGGATTTTGGTATTGGTTTAGATGATAATGATGTAAAAAACATTATTAGTAAGTATGGTAAATCTACTAAACGTGACAGTAATACAGAACTTGGTATGATGGGTCTTGGTTTCAAGGCTCCTCTAGCTTATGCCAGTAGTTTCTATTTTACATGTAGAAAAGATGGTGTAGAACGTAAGTACATGATGTATGAGGGTGAAGATACTAACAGTATTGATTTAATTTACGAAAATCCCACAACTGAAAAGAACGGTGTAAAAGTAATTATTCCAGTCTCTAGATCAGATAGATGGGATTTTGAAAACAAAATAAAAGAACAACTGGCTTATTTTCAAAATGTATACTTTGATACAGATAATATAGTAGATAATGACTTTGTTATATATAGATCTGAAACGTTTCAATTTTCTGAGCTATCAAGTGATTCTAATTTACATGTTTGTTTAGATGATGTATATTATCCATTAGACTTTCAGAAGTTAGGCATAGATGCTATACAGCTGCCTTTAGGTTTAAGATTTACTCTATCAGATGGATTATTTCCTACACCAAATAGAGAAGCCCTAAGGTATACTTCAGAAGCTAAAGCAACAATACTTAATAAGATTTCTGAAGTAGGTGATTATATGGTAAACAAGTATAATGAAACTATTGATACAACTAATACAGATGTTATAGCTGCTATTCGTCACTACACAAAACAAGACCGTTATGTCAATTTAGGAAAAGGAGATTTAAATATATCAGTTCTAGTTAGTTATGCTAAAGTAAAAATAGCAAAACCTGTTATACCTAACCTTAAGCACATTGATCTACAGTCTTGGATTAAGACTTCTAAACATGGTTATTTACTGCGTGAGTATGAAGTTAAATATAGATTAGAAAGTTCTAGATTATCAGAAGTAAGAAATTCCTGGAGAGATAGCATTAGTTGGGATACTGATTTCAAGAACTTTTACATATTTAAGGATGCTATGCGAGGAAATAAGAAATCTTATATTAAGTTTCTAAGAGAAGATGCAAACATTACTAAGTTTATTAAAAAAACTACTAAGCTTCGACTAGGTGATAGATTTGATACTGGAAACAATACATACTATGAAATTCTTAACCTTAAGAACTTTTCTAAAAACATATGGAGAGAAGTGATAAAAGAGTTTCAATGGATGGTTAGTGAACTGATAAAAGACATTCCTTTAGTTGATGACATTGAAGTTTGTCAACAGTGGCTTGATGATAAAAAAGCTGCAACATTACTTAAAACTCAAAAAACTAGAGATTCTAGATCTCCTAAACTTGAAGGAGATGTTTCATGTAAGGTTGCTTCAGAGTTATTAAGATATAACGATGGTAGAAACTGTAAATTTGTAGCAGGTAAACTAAACGTAAGTAATGTAAATGACACTTCTTTAATTATCTTTACACACCATGATGATTTTCTTAAGCTAGATCCTTTATATAAGGTAGCTCAACGTAATGATATTGTATTAATTACAGTGTCTGGTAGAGAGTTAGACGGAATGAAAGCAATTGAGAAAGATAACATATTGCACTATGATGAATTTATGAAAGGTGAAAATATTAAGTTTAAACAAATTGTAACAGCTTTTAAAATTAAAAAACTTAAAGGTGAATATTCAGATATATTTTCTAGAGATGGTATTTCTTACATCAATAAACTACATAGTACATTAGGTACAGACATTGAGCAATTAGATACCTATCAACATTTACATATGCCAAGAACCATTTCTAATGAAGATATATTAAAGGTAATGTCAGATTTTGCACTAGAAAATAAACTATTTGATTCTACAATTTGGCATACTTATGTAAAAGTAAATAAAACTATAATCAATCATGGATATATAGATACTTTAATAGGTAGAATGTATTGGAGGGCAATTAATGAATTCCTAGAAATTATTTCTAACATGATGGATTATCATAAGTTAGAAGGTCGTATTGAATATAAATTAAAAGAAAACAATTAATAATTAAAAACAAATAGAAAAATGAGTAAATTTTTAAGTTTAGAGTGGTTCAAAGGAAAAGTAGAACACTCAATTGATCAAGTAATTAGCAACAAGTTAGAGAGCTTGATGGAAGAAGATTCAAAATTGAATTCTTCTGAACCTACAGAAAAGCCTTATGTAAATGTAAAGCTTGTAAATAACATAATGACTATTGTTATGTCAGATTATTCTATTATGACTAAAATAAATGCTACAGAAGAAGACTTTCATGCAGTTGAGTCAGCTAAAGATCTTGCTGAAATTATAATGATAGTTAGCGACCCTAAAGTAGTCAGTGATAAACTAGAACGAGAAGCTGAAGTTAAAAAAATAAGAGCTTTACAAAAAGGTTCAGCTCAGCTAGAATTGTCAGGCGAGTTTACTGTAAAAGATGGTTCAGTTTACCTAAAAGGTATATCTAGATCTCTTCCAAGAATATTAGTTGAAGAATTTATACAAGTAGGTTGGGAGTGCACAGAAAACAATGAATCTTTAAGCACCAATGACAAGTTTTTGTCTCTTAAAAGATTCTTTATGTGGTGCTGTCTTAATCCAAGAGCTGAAGTAGCTCATGAGTTATACAGATTTCTAAAGGAAAACAGTTTCCGTATTACTAAACAAGGATTCTTTGTAGCTTTGCGTAATGTAGTAACGTTACACGGTAGCCCAGAGCTTGTACATTTTGTATCTAACACATACAATAAGGTGAAAGCAGTATGGAAAAAGAACCCAGACACTTACACTGTGTTCTTACAAAACGATGAGTATAAGTTGATTCATGACGATAAATTATATAATGAAGAAACACACACTAGTACTGTTTGTCCAGATTGTGAAGGTGAAGGTGGTTACCATGATGAAGGTGATTGTTATGATGACGAAGATGAGTGGAATGAAGGAGAGTGGATAGAATGTGATACATGCGATGGTACAGGTGAGGTAGAACCTTATGAGTATACAACTTCTGTAAAAGTAGATCATGGAGAAGAGATAGGTAAACTCACTGATCTCTATTTAGATCTTCCTAACAGAGCTGAAAATCGATTTACTGATGACTGGACTAAAACATTTGACATACGTATTGGTAAAGTGGTAAACATGCCACAGGAAGATTGTAACTGGTCAACACAAGATTGTGCTGCAGCTGGTTTACATTTCACTTCTGACCAGATACATTATGTAGGATGTGGTGATCAATCTGTTCTAGTACTTATTAATCCTATGAAAGTTGTAGGTATAGGTCAACATAAAGGTAGATGTTTTGAGTATTTACCAATCATGACTGTACCTAGAGAAGAGGCTACAGAAATCTTACACGATGTTAGTTTCAATACTTTAGAATTAGATGAAGATTATGCAATACGTGAGTTAGAGTCTCTTGAAACTAAAGTTCAAGAAGGTTTTGTAGCAGAGAGTTCTAAGTATGAATTCAACTTGCCACATATATCAATGTCTGAAATTCGTGATATTGCTAAATCATTAGATGACATGCGTTTAGATATTAGTAAGCGAGTAGTATCAGTAGATTAATTAATTAGGGGAGCATCATATTTTTCACTAAATTTGTTGTTCCCTTTTTAATAAAAATATTATGGCAACAAAGAAAACAGTAAAAAAGTCTAGAGTACCGAAAACCAGAAACGCTGGCACAATGACAGAATCCATGTTTTGGTCTATGTTAAGAAGTGCACTTAGACAAAAAAGTAGATGGTGGAAACCAATTGCTGAGTGTAAAAAGTTAGCTCAGCGAGCATACAAAGGTCCTAACAAAAGACAGAAGTGGGAATATGAATGTAGTAAGTGTAAAGCTTGGTTTAAAGCAGACGCAGTTAATGTAGATCATATAGAACCTGCAGGAAGTTTAAACTGTTCAGAGGACTTAGCTCCATTTGTAGACACACTTTTTTGTGAACAAGAAAACTTACAAGTACTTTGTAAGACTTGTCATGATGAAAAAACACAATTAGAAAAACAGTTAAAGCAATTTAAAAAGAAGAAAAATGGATAAAGAATTATTAAGACAAATAACTCAACCAAGTCACTATGACTCACGGAATACATTAGATGTAATAGACTTTTGTCACCAGTATGATATTTCCTTTTCGAGAGGTAATGTGATTAAGTATCTCACTAGAGCAGGTCGTAAAGACAATGAGTTAGAAGATTTAAACAAGGCTTTAGAATACTTAACTAGAGAAATTAAACATGTTAAAAATTATACATTATGAGACAGATAACAGAAGATGCATATTTTGCATTTAATTCAAGGAAAAAATTTAGATTATCAAACACTGAAGTTAGGGTTCATGATGACGTAGTTTATTTATTATTACATGATAATAAAATAGCTAAGCGAACAAAGAATGGTTTATTTTTATCTCACGCTGGGTGGCCTACTAATACAACAAGAGAAAGGCTTTCTCCTTTTGTAAATAAAATAAGAAAATGTGAAGGGGACATTATAATAGAAGAAAAAGTTAAACTAACTAATAATTGGACACATTATGATCAAAGGCGTTAGAACAACAGGTATACAAGAAGTTGATATAATCGTTAGAGAGGTTAAAAATATGCCTTCAGAATATGATAAAACAGAAAGAGTGTTAATAATAGATGCTGATAGTATTATGTACTTTGCATCACACTTTCCTGAAGATTCTCTGATGGAGTTTCCAACAGAAGAAGACAGAATAGAAGAAGCTAAGTATAGAACTAGAACTAAATTACATGAGATACATAATAATATAGAAGCATTTTATAATATACAAGAGACTTTTATATTTATAGGTGGTCAAGGTAATTTTAGATATAAAGTGTTTCCTGATTATAAGTCTAATAGAAAAGAAAAGAATCCATTAATTCCAATAATTGCAGATTACATGTTAGATGAACTTCATGCTATACCTTCTATAGGGGCAGAAGCTGATGATTATGTATATGATGCTACAATTATAAGTGAGGGCAATTGTGTTGTAGCAGCTATAGATAAAGATGTATTCTATAATTGTCCTGACATACCTTTTTATGATTATAGAAGTCACGGTAACACTCTAGGGGAGTTTAAGCATATCTCTAAGGAAGAAAGTAGACTAGCTATAGCTTCTCAAGTAGTAATAGGAGATAGCGGTGATGGAATTCCAGGAGCTTATAGAATAGGTAAAGTTTGGTGTGCTAATAACATGCACTTAGGAATGACAGACTACCAGTTTACTAAAGCAATTCTTAAGGCTTATTTAAAAACAAACGGAGGTAATGCATCAGAAGCTAAGAAACAAGCAAGACTTTATTATAAAGTATTAAAACTATATACTCAAGATGAGTTAGATAAAATTATTAAACAAAATGAATAAAACTATAACTACAATATTTATGGTTCCCACATTAGCAATACCCAAAGGTGCATTACGTGCTACTGGGTTTGTTAATGCATTTATTTCAGACAAAGATAGAGAAGAAGACTATGGTGAAAACAAAGTTATATATCTTCTATTTAAACCTAATGACCTAGATGAGTTTAGATTGTTTGTAGACAATGAATATGATAGAACAGAAAACATTATAGAAGACTATGATTACTCCGAAGGATATATTGTAGTAATCTATAAGTTAAATCTTAAGTATTCATCAGACTTTGAACTTGTTAGGGAAGGTAAATATTCTAAACTTTCATCAAACTTTAAAAAGATGTTTCCTAAAATAATTAAGATTAAGAAGAGAGGTCTTCATAGAGATGAAATTAGTCTTCAATACAGAGTTTTTAATAGAACACCAGATCTTATAGAGTTTTGGGAAAAGAAAATAGGAATAGATTGGACAGATGATATGGAAGTCTGGACTGGATGGGATGAAACAAATGAAATATTAAATATTACAAAAATTAAAGAAGAAAATTATGAAAAAAGCAATTAAGTTACTAGAAAATCACCCTTTAACAAAAAAAAGGTGCAATCTTGGTTTCTTCAAAATCTATTGAAGACAATAAATGATGAGATGCCAGAAGAATTTAAAGAATTTGTTAGGTCACAAACTATTGACGATGATAAGTTAGCAACGCTTGTTGTAGAATCACCACGTGGTTTCTTTGATATTTTTGATATTAATGATATATACATAAATATAAACTATGAAGAAGGAGGTTTTACTTGGCGTATTATTGAACCTTTACAGCTTAATCTACCTAGTAATTCTGCTAAGGATAGAAGAGATGCAGAAAGTAAAGCTATATATAAAGCTTTTGAAATATTAGAAAAGAAACTAACACCTAAAAAAGATGTACCAAAAACAAAAGAAAAAAGTAAAAAAAAGTAGGTCAATACTAATAATTGTACTAGATTTGTTATCCTCAAATTTGATAAGCAAGACAGAGGCAAAAAAACTTCTGTCCAAACGCAAGTCAACTGCATTTAATGGATGGGTTACAAACAGTACATATAACACAAACATTCATTATGAGAACAACTGAAGAATTTAACGGAGTACACCACCTTATCATTGATGGGGCAGGACTAGGTATTGAGATACCTCAAGTAGTAGCATTCATTAATCACGTAATCGATGATCTTTCTAAAATAGAAGGATTTAGACTTACAGAAATATCTACTTTTAGAGGAATTCCTAGAGTTCAATCTAACTTAACAGAGATATTGCCTTGGGTTGGACATCTTGTACACGAAGAGTTAGAAGAAAAACTGTCTATTATAATGAAAGTAGAGTTTGAGGTAGAAGCTAGACTGAAGTCACTTAACTTAGATATAAATGGAAAATCTTTAATCAATGAATAAAAACATTTTTAAAACAAGAACAAACATACTACCTTACGAGTATCCACAATTATTAGCTTACAAAGATGCTATTCGACATTCTTACTGGATAGACACAGAATTCAACTTTACAGAAGACATCCAAGACTTTAAAATAACTATTACACCGGCAGAAAGGGATGTTATTAAAAAAACCATGCTTGCTATTGCACAGATAGAAGTTAATGTCAAAACATTTTGGGCTGATATGTACAAACGTATGCCTATTACTGAAGTAGGAGATGTGGGAATGACATTTGCTGAATCAGAAGTTAGACATAAAGATGCTTATGCTAGACTGCTTAGAATACTAGGACTTGAAAAAGAATTTCAAAGTGTTATTGAAGTGCCTGCTATTGCAGGTAGACTTAAATACTTGAAAAAGTACCTAGATGGTACACGTTCTAGAGATGATAAGATGTATACTAAGTCTGTTTTACTGTTCTCTTTATTTATAGAACACGTAAGTCTGTTTAGTCAGTTCTTAATTATGATGAGTTTTAATAAGGAAAAGAATGTCTTTAAAGGTATATCTAACGTTGTAGAGGCTACTAGTAAAGAAGAAGAGATACACGGTAACTTTGGAGCTGAGATTATCAACATCATCAAGAAAGAAAATCCTGAGTGGTTTGATAAAGAGTTTGAAGAACTGATCTA